ATGTTTCTAATGTCACCACGGCAAATGCCAATGTCGTTTAGTTCAAAGTCAGTTAACCTACTAAGTTCTTTATAAGTTTTTTTGTATGAAGCTTTACGTTCTGCACGTAGTTTCATTGATCTACGTAAGTCGTTAAATCCTTCAATTGCGTCTTGTAACCAGCTCGATGCTGTTAATACATAATGTGTCATTAGTTGTATACCCCCGCTCTTGGTCCACGACCGTTGTGCGTTAGCATATAAGAATAGGCATACCGCCAATCTTTTCCGTACTCTGTTTTTGCGTAAGTGAGCATCTCTTTTTCGAACTTCCGTGTTGGAAGTGGGTTTCCAAGTAAACTCACAAGACCGCTGAATGTTTCTCTAAACATTTCAATCTCCTTGATTAAGTTTTTAGGATGCTTGAGGAAAGCAATACCCCGGAACTTCCCCGGCGGTGCAAGCACCTTTGGTGCTCGTCAATCACTTGTAACGGATGGATGATCCGCATTGTCTATCCAATGTGTCTATGTGTGTTGTTAAAACCACCATTGCAGTTGCTTTAACGCTTGTATTTATACTTTACTATTACATAATACACGGTATTAGAGCTAAAATCAAATGCTATTTGCAAATACCCGTTATGCGTTAAACGCATATCGTATTCGGTTGACATTACACAAATAGTTTTGTACAATAAATAAATGGTAGGCAACGTCGAGCCTACCTATTATGTGAGCGCCGTGGAAAAAGCGGCAAGCAGAGGAGAAAACAATGGACGCACTCACCTTATGGAGCCTAGTCGGGTTCTTATTCGCAGCATATGCTGTGATTGCAAATGATTCAGTACAAACTCTCGGTACTTGGATGGCATCAAACAATGAGAGATTCAAGTATACAACATTATGGGGTGCCGCAAGTGCAGTGTTACTTGCAACACTCTGGTATGGTTGGTATACAAATGGCGGTGACATTAGTTACGGTCGACTTAATAAAATACCTTGGGAAGAAATACAATGGTATCACGCAGCCGCTCCAGGCATACTTGTATTATTAACAAGACTTGGTGTCCCGGTATCAACATCCTTTCTAGTGTTGAGTGCTTTTGCAAGTACTTTTGTGCTAGAAAAGATGTTGATGAAGAGCATTATGGGCTATGGTATTGCGGCAATGTTTGCATACGGAGTATGGTATGTAGTCAGCAGAACACTTGACGAAGGTGTAGCAGTACAAGAGAAGAACAAAAACTATTGGCGTATAGCACAGTGGTTTGCAACAGGAGGCTTGTGGTGGACTTGGTTGTCACACGATATGGCCAATATTGCAGTATTCCTACCACGTGTCGTACCAATTGATCTAATGGTGTTGATTAGTTTTGTATTTGTAGGAGGCTTGTTCTTTATGTTTAGAGAACGTGGCGGCAAGATACAAAATATTGTATTAGAAAAACATAACACTCGTTATGTAAGAAGTGCAACGCTAATTGACTTGTTCTATTGGATGTGTCTGTATTTCTTTAAAGAACTAAACGATATACCTATGTCAACAACTTGGGTGTTCGTCGGTATGTTAGCCGGACGTGAACTTGCTATTGCACAGTTTACAGGCAAGCATAAATTTAAAAGTGTGTTTCCATTAGTTGGAAGAGACTTTATGAAAATGATGATAGGACTTGGAGCAAGTGTTGCCCTTGTACTGTTAATACATTACGTTATCGTTCCTAACGGACTGTAACAAAACGGAAAGGTAGTGTTCGACGGCACTGCCTTTTTCCTTCACTTGTTTCTCTATTTTTGTTATATACTATATATGATAATAGATTGGAACATAGACCAAATTAAAAATGAAATACGCAAAATAACATTTGCGGGTACCGATCCTCGAATGGACGGATTTAATACTTGGCGGTGCAAACAAGACCTGTACAAATTACTTTGGCACATTGAAGACGAGCTTGAACAGTGTAGCACATACGCAGGCGAAGAAGAATTTTTAAAAGAACGAGATAAAGAAGTTCTTTGGAAAACATTAAAGAAAAATCCACTTGACAAGTAACACATAGTTTTATATAATATACACAACAACACGGGGAAAGGACCAAGTTTGAAAATGAAAATTATCGCAGGGAATGCAAACATACCATTAGCCGAAGGAATTGCAGAACACTGTTTTGCCGGCTTAGTTCCAGCAAATATTTCAACATTTGCGGATGGAGAAACAAGCGTTGAGTTTGATGAAAACGTTAGGGGCGAAGATGTCTTTATAGTACAAAGTACAGCAACACCAGTTAATGATAGTTTAATGGAACTGTTGATTATGATTGATGCTGCAAGACGTTCAAGTGCTAAACGAATTACAGCAGTAATACCATACTTTGGTTATGCTAGGCAGGACCGTAAGAGTGCAAGTCGTACTCCTATCACAGCAAAACTAGTTGCTAACCTGTTAGTTACAGCAGGTGCAGATAGAATCCTTACAATGGATTTACACGCAGGACAGATACAAGGCTTCTTTGATATTCCAGTGGATGATTTAACAAGCCGTGTAGTGTTTGCCAAAGACATCAAACGTAGCATAGGTATTGTAGACGATCCTGAAGTTCAGCAACAAGCTACTGTGTTTGTATCACCAGATGCAGGTGGTGCTGTTAGAGCTCGTAAGTTTGCAGATATGTTCCACGGGGACATTGCTATTGTAGACAAACGCAGGCCTGAAGCAGGCAAGAGCGAAGTAATGGCACTGATTGGTGATGTAAAAGGTAAACACGCTATTCTAGTTGATGACATTGTTGACTCGGGCGGAACACTATGTAAAGCAGCCGAAGCAATTATGGAGGCAGGCGCACTAAGTGTTCGTGCTTATATTACACACGGTGTACTGAGTGGCGATGCTTGTCAGAAAGTTGAAAAAAGTGTGCTAGACGAACTTGTAGTAACAGATACAATTAAGAATCGTTGCCCTAAGAATTGTAAAAAGACACGCCAAGTAAGCGTGTCTCAATTACTTGGTGAAGCAATTAGGCGTGTGTCTAACGAAGAATCAGTATCAAACTTGTTCTTGTAGATCTGTTAAATGCTTAATGTACTCGTCCATTGAATGGTCACTAAAGCTATCTACTTTACCTTGCTTTAGGCCCATCCATATGCCGCGTAACTTGTCTTTAACTCTTTGCCAGCCAGTAGGTTTACGATATTTGCCATATGCATTCAAGTAATGTTCGGTACCACAGTGTCTAAAGCCCATTAATACAAGTGGAACAGTTGTAACTATGTCGTTGTTGTTCTTCCATCTGTGATGTACAGTGCCAAAGCTCTTGACATATGTTGGCCAACCTACTCTTGGGCTACCATAAGTATAAAGCTCTACTGGATCATTTAACTCTATGTTACATTCGCAACGATTGGCCATAATAGTTGCCATTGCGGCTCCTAAACTATGTCCGCATATCCATAAGTTTTTGCCTATGTTAACTGTACGTGATATATCTTCACATACCATTGGCCATAGTTCGTCTACTTCATCTTTAAACCCTTGATGAACTCGTGATATAGTTTCTGCAACAACAGGTAATGCTTTTAAGTCTGCACTAATATCGTTGAACTCGCTTGGTTGTGTTCCGCGACACGCAATGACAAGATCGTTCTTATTCATAAAGCGGTATGCTTGTGCCCCTTCTTTATTGTAAAATTCTACTGTTGTAAAGCCTAATTGCTTTACTTGACTTTTTACTTCTTTGATGTTATCATTGTAAGCAATACTACTAAGTTTTGCAAACAGCAGAGAACGCTCAGTGAAAGTCATTTTTGAAATACCCATATTAGCCCCTATTAGTGTAATGTGTCTTAATATTTATATTTATAGTTTATCTACGCTAAATACAATAACGGAGCATTAAACGATGAAGAAACGTACTAGAAGTATATTAGATGAATTGAATAACTTGGGTCGTGCCCAGGACAATGATCTTTTAATTGAAACTACAGCAAATAACATTATAGAAAGTGCTATTAATTTACTTAATAGAATTGGCAATACTTATGATGAAAATACTGCTGGCGAATTAGAAAGACGTTTCCTAAACAGTATTAAAAGCGGAGATCCACGTAAGTTTAAACGTGGTATTACTAAAGTAATTGAGAGCAAAAAGAATGACAAATAAACTTTTTGAAGGCGGATCAATGCCTGGTGTAGGACCAATTCACATTGATGAAATCAATCCTACATTAGATGTATTAGAAAAGCATCTAGGTATTGACCTAAAAAACAATGTTCTTGGTAGTGTTGGTAAAAAAGAGTTCAGTGGCGACATTGATGTTGCAATACAAGTTGATGCAGACAAAATTCCAGAGCTAGTCAAAAAGATTGAAGCGTGTCCTTTGATTATGGATATCGCAAAAAGTTCAGTTATAATGACAAAAGTTAAAATTGAAGGCTATGACGCAAGCAAACAAACAACTAAACCACGTACAGGGTATGTACAGGTTGACTTTATGCCAGGTGATCCAGAGTGGATGAAAACATACTACCATTCACCAAGTGACAAGGAATCTAAATACAAAGGCGTGTTTCGTAACTTAATGATTGCTACTATTGCAGCCATACGTGACAGTAGAGCATCAGGCGAAACAATCGACGACGGACGTTCAGCAGAAGTAGAGCGTTGGATTTGGAGCCCTACAGAAGGACTTGTAAGAATTAAACGTGTGCCGGCACAACGCAAAGACGGTAAAGGGTATACTAAAAAGAATATTGACACACCAATACAAAAGCCAATTAAAAATCCAGATCAAATTGCTAAAGCACTAGGACTAGATGGTGCTAAAGATTTAAACAGTTTTGAAAGTTTACTAGCAGCCGTAGAAAAGAATTTACCTGCAGACGAAGTAGAGAAAATTAAAACTAGTTTTGCTAAAAACGGATCAGTAAAAGATATTGGTGTTCCAAGTGAACTTATGCAGAAGGAAAGTTTAGCTGATAAGCAAATGAATAGAATACTACAATTATCAGGATACAATCGCTATGAGGTTTAACGAGTTTAAAACACCATTGATAGAGTCAGTTAAACTTACTGAAGGCGCTCGCATTGAACACTTAGAAGATTTAGTTTTTAGAGAACTACCACCTAGCAAAGGAGCCAATCGTGCTTTACAAAGTCTTATCAATATGGAAAAAGGTGGTCACACAGATGTCACCGTTAAGTGGGATGGCAGTCCCGCAGTCATCTTTGGGCGCAGCGATGATGGTAATTTTGTATTCACAGACAAGTCAGGATTTACAGCAAAAGGATACGACGGCAAGGCAAAGTCAGAAAAAGACGTAGAAGCAATGTTTAAAAATCGTCCAGGCTATGCAAAAAATCCAGAAGGTTATGGCGTACTAATTGAC